ATTTAAATTCAAATCGTTAGCTGAATCAGCAGCCATAATATAAGAGAATCCACCACGTCTAGTTTTGTCTATAATAAGATGAAAACCATTACGTTGAACAAATTCCATTATATGCCAAGTCCAAAATTGGGCATCAATAAACTTTGGAAAGTCATATATCTTTCTACCTGTTGAGGCTTTATCTGTAGCTTTAGCTGATTTAGTATCGAGTTGCTCAATCATAGTATAGTTCAAGTAATTATACATACCACCAGTGATACGTATATCTTGAACTACACCATTACGCATAAGACAAGGAGCAGTATATCCATGTTTACGACGATATTCTTCTCTCTTTCTAAAACGTCTATGAGGAACACTATCTTGTTTAAAGAAAGTATAACATTTATTTTTACGATAGAAATCAGCAGCCTCTGTAAATAGATGAGTATTTACAAATCTATCTCCAGGTTGAATATTAAGAAGAAAACCGCCAGAATCTCCAATAAGAAATAAATCATCGGGGTCATCATAGCCTGCATCTTTTGCATGCTTATAATGACTCTTATCTTCAGCAATATATTGAAGAAAGGGATAATCTTTAATATATTTCTCAACAGTCTGTTCCATTCTTATTTGAATATTGCGAGTAAAGCCAAGGATAACGTAGCAAATACTCCTCCCCCAATAACGAGATTACGTTGTCTTTTAACTTGTTTAACTTGTTTCTTAAGAGCATCAACGTTACGGTTGTATTCTCGCATAATGATATCGTCGTTCTTAATAATTGAACGAAGTGAATCATTAATTTCTTTCTCATACTTAAGTTCGACCATCTTTGCATTAGCTTTACGAAGGTCATCAAAAGCAATGAGTACAGAATCAGGAGTAGTAGTAAGCACCCCCGTAGAAGGAATTGTAGCATTATCATTCTGACACCAGCTCGTAGAATAACTTAAGAGTACTATCATTATCAAGAGTACTGACCTCAATAACTTTTGCATCTTTGATACTATCTAATTTTTCAACTTTAATTTTTATACTATCATTTACAGTAGTAAGAGAGTCAATAATTACATTCTTCTCTATAGGGGTGCTAGTATTACATTCATACTGACGATGAACTAAAACACCAGCAACAAATCCTCCAAGAACACAAATAACAATAAGTGAAAATTTATCAAGCCAATTGGGATTATTATTCATACTAAGTCCTCTTCTTTAAGTAATGTATAAGTAAAGTTTTTACCAAAACCATTTTGAACTTGTTTAGTACAATAATTCATAAAACATTTGAAATCAGTTTCACTAGCAAAAACCTGGCATCCAGCACTCCAAGTATCAACACGCTGAGATAATCTTCCAGCTTTATGAATATTTATACCAAACAGACCTTCATCAAGAGTGCTAGGATCCCAATCATAAACTTTATTTTTATTATTATCACGATAAACTTTAACTGGCTTTCTCTGACAAAGAGCAAGATACTTACCACGATGCTTATCTATTTGATAAGCTCCACGATATTGACCAGGAACAAGAATAGCTGTACCTTTACGATTAGCAGGATTAAGCATATAATATCTACCTGGGTCTGTAGTAATATTGTAAATTTGACGCTGCCATTGTCCACTAGGACTTTTGTAAATTAATACAAGAACATCATCAAAACTATTTGTTATATTACGACCAGCAGCACGAACACCAATAATATTTAAATTATAAGAGCCGTTAGTAAAATAGGCATAACCTTTCTTTTTAAATAGTTCCTCAAAGTCATAATCTTTGACTTTACTATAAAGAGCATTTTTAATCATTTTTCAAATATTTTTCTTTATTGTTTATTGTATTTCCTTCTTTATCTTTACTTATATATCTTTCTCTATTTAAAAAATCATCAAAGATTTCAGCAAGATAACCTGCTAAATAAGCAGCTGTTTCTTTATCTTTTATATTTAAATAACTAAGAATAAAATCTTCAAGATGTCTTTTTTCATGTGCAGAAACATTTATTATGGCTTTTGACAAATTATAAAAAGAAACTATTGCAAAACCATGTGCAGGATTTGACTTACAATCACCACATTCGTAATTATGTATAGATTGATAAATAATATCATCTATAAGGCTATGAGGTACATCTAAAGATTCGAGAAAAGTTCTTAATTCATCTTCTCTTTCTTCAACCTCATCTTTGTGAAAATCACCAAGAACAATAGTTATTGGAAATAAATCAATAGATACATTAATTACTTTCATATTAAAATAAACTTAATTGTTGATTACTTGTTTTATTATCAGCTTTCAATCTGTAATATCTATCTTTAAGAAGAGCTTTAGCTTCATTCTTAAGATATTGTATTTTAAACCATTTAACAGTTTCTTCACCATTTGGGTCAACATGATAACCTTCATTATCTCTAAGAGGCTGACCATATTTATTAAGAACCCAAGGACTACCTATATGACAAAGACCAAGTCCTATACAAGGAATATCCAAAATGATTTCAGCCATAATAGCATAGAGAGAAAGCTGCATAGTATAATGCATACCATTACAATCATCAAGATGATTAAGAGGAGGAAGCATACTTTGCTTTTTCTTAACCCACTCATTAGTTAGTTGATTAGGAATTGTAGATTTATCTTTTTTATAATATCCAGCTTCAAACTTAAGACCATCTCTATTTGTTTTCCAATCTAGAATAACAAAGTCAGTAGGACGATAACAGAAAATATCAATAGTTCCGCTGATAAGATAGTCGATAAGAAATGCTCCAATTTCGGAGTATATAGTATATCCTCGTTCAGTATAAAAATCAAATACTCTATATATTTCAGGATATTTATTATTAGTTGCTGCTTTAAATTCTTCAACATCTAAAGGTCTAGGTATTAAATCAGGAATATCTGCAATAGTAATGCATCTTCCAGACTTTGCTTCTTCTAAGTATTTTATAGCCTCTTTAAACTTACTAACACTTTTAATAGCGTCTTCTATACCATTGTGTGTAGCAGTTCCTCTTTCACAAGCTTCATCTTTAATTCTATCCCATTCAGCACGGATTTGTTTTTCAGATTTACCTTGTTCTCTAGCTTTCTTATGAGCCCAATAATCTGCATTAAAATGATTATAATAATCGCCAATCAAAGTTGTTACACTGCGATATTCATTCCCAAGAGTATCAGTATACTTATGCGGACCTTCATCAAAGAAAAGAAAGTTATCTTTATATCTATTATCCATAGCTTAATTATCTTCAGCGTCCATTGAACTTAAAACAGCATTACCTCCACGAGAAAGTTCTGTTTCTTGTTCATACATTAAATTTTGTTTAGCTTCTTCAAGCTTTTTAAGTATAGAAGGAATATCTCCAGCTTCTTTTTTAACTGCAGCTATATTACTAAACATAACAGATAGTTCTTCACCACTGAGAGTTGGCTTAGCAAGTTGGTCGTTAAAGTACTTATTAAGATGACTAATAAGAAGATTAACATTATGAATAGTCTGAAGTATATTTTCTACAACACGACCAGCTTCAGTAAGATTTTCATCTTCATATCTCTTAATAAGACGAAGTACTAGAGAATCAGGAATATAATTTTTATCAAGACCTGCTTGTTCAATAGCATATTGAAGAGCTTCTCTTTCACTTAATCCAGATTGTCTAGCAGGAGATTTAGGGTCACCTAACTGATAAATAACTATAGCTTCAGCCATATATTGTTTTTTGTCAGGAGATTTATCTCTACTATAAAGAGTTCTAATATCTCTATCAAGTAATTGTCGAATTTCAGGAGCCTTAGGCATTCCTGTATCATCAACAACAAGCAAACTATCAATAGTTACCGTTTTCATCTTCTACAGGAACATATTCGTTTTCAATAGCAGTAATACTAGAAGTAAGAAAAAAGTGAATACGGGCATATCCAACACCTTTCTCTTTACATAATTTCTTAAATAGATTTCTATTCTTAGCAACTGCCATGCTTAAAACATAGTTGTAATATCTAGTAGCTTTAACTCGCTTTTCATTATTATAAGCAAGCTCTCTTCTAAACATTACAAACTGTTCATTAGTAATAGTATGAATAGCATCATCAATAAGTTGTTTTTGTTCTGGTGTATTAGCCATTTTAACAACATCAGGAACTTTAATGCTACCCATAAAAGGAATACCTGTCCAACGACCTTTACGCAAAAAGTTAGCAGCATCAACCTCACATTGTTTAACAATAGCTAATGCTACTTCTTTGTCAACAATGTTACAATTAATAGTGTTAATGATATCTTCCTTACGAACTACCTTAACATCATTACCGCCTGGAAATTTATATGTATCAGTCATTTTATTTCTTTTATAATCTACGGAGGTTCTTGTAAGGACAGCACCTCAACAAGCACCCCCGTAGAGAAGGTGATGATTAAGCTTCCCCACCCTGAGTAGTAACTTTATGAACAAAAGGATTAATAAAACTATTCTTAGTCTTATCGAGTTTAGATTTAATAGCAATTATAGGAACTATTTTAAATTCGACAAGACAAATAGGAGTATGTAACTCTAGAGTACTCTGATAAAATTCCTTACCTGCATTTTGACAAACTCTAACAATGTTATCAGGAGTGATTTTATTATAAGGAGAATTGATGTGATTACCAATAGAAAGATCACTACCAGAAACAACAATCTTATCTCCCATATTCAAACTGTTAATAAACTCAGAATCTGTAGTTCCAGCCTTAATAAAAACAGGAACAATAGCAACATTAGCACCTTCTTTTCTTTTAGATGCAGTAAGAATAAGGTTTAAAGAATCCTTATACACAATAGCAACTAAAGCATAATTAGGAGCAGGATGCACAAAATCAGTACACTCTTTAAAATACTCGACAGGAATTTCTTCAAGACTCTCAGGAAGGCTAAGTTCAAACTCACCTAAAGCTCCATTAACTTTAAAATTTTTCATTTTGTTTAAATGTTTAAATTAATAATTTGGGTTTACCCATTTGTATTATTACCATTATGTGTAGGAACATTATATCCAGTGTTTGTAGAATTATCAGTCTTATAAGGACTGTAATCATAATTTTGCTGAACTATTCCGTAAGGAGTATAAATCATAGAAAATATAATTTAAATTAATGTTCCAACTACTATTTAAGGCAAAGATAAATATAATATTCCATATAATGAAATTTTTTAATATTAACATATTTTAATTAACATTCCTTAACATAGTATTAGTAAAGTTAGTGAGAGTATTAATGGTAGCAATAAAGAAAGTAGTAGCTTGATGCTAATCATTAATTCTTTCTACGTGGGTGCTTATAAGCACGAGTAACACAAATACTATTAATAGTATAATTTAAGTAATACATCATTAGGATTATAAGTACAAGTAATAGCTAAAGTAGTAATAAAAGTACATATTTTATTAAATAATCTTAAAAATTTTGCAAATTTGCTCAAATTGTTGTAATTTTGTTGCTAATAAGGGAGAGTTATTAAAGATAATAGTATTCCAGAAATTAGTAATATTAATAATAAAATTAAACCAATTAAGTAATAATTTATATAAATAGTATTGTAACATCTAAAAGTAATTGTCTTATTAACTTTTTTATTAGGTTGTTTTAAGTTAGTAGTAATATTTTAAAGTTTGTTTTAGGTTTTTAGTTATTGTAATAGACAGTGGTCTAGATTGTAATGAGTTAATAGACAAGGTATGTGTTCATACGAAAAAGCTAGGGCTTGTGAAAAGTCTTAGCTTTATTTTTATTTTAAAGATTAAGAAACTTAATTTTATTGAAGATTTTATTATATGGTTATGATAATAGAATTGAAGATTATAGAGATTAAAGTTAAAGTTAAATAAGAGATAATAAGATTTAAAGCGAGAGTTTTAAGAATAAGATTATAGAAATGCTGAGAGTTAATCAGATAGTGCTGAGAAAATTTTGATGATAATCAGATAGTGCTGATGATAATTAGGTAATGATGATGATAATTTAGTTGATTAAGATAGAGGTGAAAATGGAAAAAGTGGAGGATATAAGTGAGAGAGGGGAGCTACTGATTCTGAACCCCCAGTTGATAAATCAACTGTCAATAGCCCCCGTGGTGCTTTACATGGGACTGATTCTGCTTAAATTTTAGAAGTTTTGGCAATATGAAAGTATTACAACGGTGCTCATGTTGAGCTTTGCGTTTTTGACGTTGGTACGAATAGTTTGCCCAAACGCCTTATGATTAAGGATATTAAAGAAGTGATTACAGCTGCTGTTAAAGCTGGTGCAACCGTTGTTAACGATGCTCGCATCACCAATTTCAGTGTTTACCCTGCTCGTGAGGGTAAGAACGTTGATTACTGGTGTACGCTGACCATTAACGATGTCATTCCAGGTATGATTGCAGAGGGTAGTGGTAATGATGTTACCTACAAGAAAGGTAAGACCAAAACCGTTACTACTCCTCTTGGTAGTGTTGTTACTTGTCTGTTCGATGCTCTCATCGAAATGGATAATGATAATGCTATTGACCTCTGCGATTATAAGGCTATTCTTCTTGCTGACGCTGAGAAAGAAGCTCTTGCCGATGATGCTCATCCTTATGTTAGCAACTTGCATAAGCTTGTCAACGCTGCCAAGATTAACATCGTCGCTCGTGATGTTACTAAGCAGATGAAGAAGGTTAAGAGCCTCTTCTCTATTAATGACCGCGAACATGAAGTTAATAACGATAGCGTTTGGCACGACATCTACGGTATGACTTCTATTCGTGATAGCAAGATTGCTGAAGCTCTCGCTTACTGCAAGGCTGCTAACGAGAAGAATGCTGCTGCCGATGATGCTACCGCTAAAGCTTCTGCTTATGACGCTATTATGCGTGCATATCAGCAGAACTCTGCTGCCAGTGCCATTAATGCTGCTCTCGGCTGATAATCACTCTGGTGCTGCTACTATATGTAGTGGCACCATTACCTTTATAAGTGCTGCCTCCTTTACTGGAGGTAGCACCTTTGGGTTTCTCGGACTGATTCTTCTTATATTCTAGAAGGTTTGACTGATTCTTGTTGAATGCTAGAAGGTTTGGCAATATTTGGTGTTCGGGTTAGTGATAAAAAACTTTTCACTACTCTTCTTGTCCTTGAGAACACTTTGGCCAATTTGCTTACTCAGCCAAACTTTGGCGGTAAGTGATGTTGCTACTTTCAGCTATAATAGTGGAGTTAGTGCTAATAGTTAATTAGTGATTAGGTATCTCTGTATTACTTATTCTATTATATTAATATATTATTATATAATATATTATATATAATATAATAAGATTTATAATGCCAAATACCTCAAATTTATAATTAGCACTATCAAAAACACTATCAAAAACATTACAATTAACACAAGTCTAATATTTATGCGTAACATTATTGAGAACACAAATAAGAAAAGTATTAATTTAAATATAAACAACTATGTACGGAGTAAAAGTTTTATTGTTTACAGCAGCAATTTGCTCAGCATTAGCTGCTATTATGTTCATCTTCAATGATGTAACAATTAAAGAGAATATTGGTGAGTTCTTTTATAAGACTTACACAATCTTATTTATGCTTTCGGCTATTGTATTGACAAAAGAAGCGACATCAATAATAATAGAAGAAAAGTATGAATAAGTATTCTGAAGAATTGCAAGCTGAAATACTTCAAGACGAAGAGATTCAGTATGATGAAGAGATTAGAGAAGAGATGCGTGACTATATGTTATTTGGAAATAATAAGGAATAGTTGTAGTGGTTTTAGGTTGAGCATTTAGTGCAATACTTTGTGCAAACGATTGCATACTTATGTAAAAGTAATAGTATGATTTTCAGTTTGTTTGCGCATTGTGTTGCACATAAATGCAAATTAAGAACAAATTAAGAGCAAGTTGTGCAAATTGTTGTGCAAAAATAGGATAATAAGTAGGAGTATGAGTGACACTAGCCCCATCTCTACTATTTCCTTTGCACACACTTTTGCGCAAACTTTCAACTTTCAATTAATTATGCCTATATCTTTTCTATCTTTATTACATATTGCTTTAATCTCATTTACATTATAATTCTCTCGCCTGTGATAGCAATTATCACTTGATTTCTTATTTATAAGAACATTATCTTTATTATAATAACTCTACTCAAATAATGCCAACTCTATAAACTTGGCTGAGTATCATAGATTATGTTCTTAAACATCTTCAAATTAACAACAACTACAGCAATGAAAACAATATTCAAAAATATAAACTGGAGAAATTCAGAAGACTCTGACGTGTTTAACATGCATGCTATTAAGAATATTGAGTTTGACGCTAACAACAGGATAGTAACTATAACTTGTACTACTAACACATTTTCAGCACCATTTTATGGTCTGACATATGGTGGAGGAGTAACACATTGGGAGTTTACAACAATGCATCCTTATAATATAGGAGAATACATTGACGTAGCAATATTTGAATCTACATCTAAAGTATGTATTGCACATCATTGTGGTCAGGTTCCTGCATGGTTCGAAAACAAATGTAAAAATTACGTTCATCTTTAATACTTACAACTATGCGTATATCTAAAGAATTACAACAGGCAATAGTATCTACAACAAATATGTTATTAGATACAAGTTACACACCAGAAGAAATAACTAAAATAGCATTTGATGCTAGAATGGGAGGATACTTTGATGTGTATAAGAGAGTAGGAAGAGTAGGATCTATGATAGTAGCATCTACAGCTTGTGAAACAGTAAGAGCTACACATCAAGAACTGTCAGATGAAATATCACAAGTTCTAAAAACTTCTAGACACGAACAACTTTTATATTCTAAAGATTAAATATCAGCTTTACTAGCACGCCCGTAGAGAAGAATATAGCATTGCTAATCTGTGGGTGTGCTATTATCATCACCTTCAACTTTATAACAATTAAACACTTTACAACTATGAGCAAAATTTCAAGTTTAGTATCAGCATTAGCTGGTGACGCATATAAAGAGGCTAAAGCTATTTATGATGATATTCTATCATCAGGAACAGAGCGTGAAAAGCAAGATGCTAAGTATATAATGAAAGTAATGTAATTAGTATCAGCACGCCCGTAGAAAAGATTAGTATTATGATTATATACGCAGTAGTACATAACTATGATAACGGAGAGTCATATGAAGATTATCGCGAATATAAAGATGTTTACTTATTTGAAACTTATGAGAAAGCTAATACTTTCTTTTGGGATAAAGTAACATCTGATTATCAAGGTAAGTATTCTTTATATGACTGGGAACTTGATACTCAGAAACAGAATCTTCTTGATGAATCTGAATGGATTACTTGTACACCATGTTACTATGACTATTATAATCAGAATGATTATGAAGAAGATGAAGATTATCAAGAGCCTAATGATGAATTTCAACCTCAATTAGATAAAGAAGCGATTGAAGACTATCTTTATACACTTCCTAATATACAAGAACAAATTGTTGAAGAAGAGTGGCTTAAACATAAAGGTGAGAACTACGAAATTCTTCATCAAATTGAAGAAGACAAGCTTGAAGATGAACTTAAAGCATCAGAAGAAGCATTTAAATTATTAGGAATGATATAACACTCGCAACAGCAAGGATGATTTAGATTTTCGGAATCAAAGCCGTAAGGTACAAGATTATCTACTTTATCTTTGTTGTTGCGATAATTTTTAATATTATGGATATAAAAATACAATCTATAGATATTTCTTATAATAATCTATATAAGGATTATAAACTTCGTTGTAAGTTTTTACAAAGATATGATGAAAATTATCCTTATTCGTTACGAGAAGAATATTATTATAAGTGTCCAAAAGAAGTAAAAACAGAAGTTAAAAAGCTATTAAATAGTTTTTACAATTATAACTCTAAGCGTTAATAAATACAATATTATACAAAATCTTAAACTTAAAATTTACAACTATGATTTATTTTTATGAAAGTACTAACAAGAAGGATAAACTTGTTCATCCTCTTACTATCAGTACAAATAGCGAACGTAGAGCTTATGCTCTTGCAGTAATTAACTTTACTAAGAATAAAATGATTGGTAGTCCTAAAAGAATTGAGATATGAATACAACATTATATTTAGGTCAAGTTTTTGGACAAACGCATGGTGATTTTCTTGGAATTGCTGCTGCTTTTGATATTGATAACTTTAATATAGTTTTTATTTCAGAATATTGCGAATATAATTGTAATGCTGAATATAAAACAAAAATAAGTTTTCCAAATATGAGTGAAAAAGAAGTTTTTGATATAGTGTCAAAACACGGAATACTTCCTATGAAATCTAGTGTTGATAATTATAAAGAACTTCTTGAAGAAACTTATAAAGAATATCCTGAATTTACAAGATACACAGATGAAGATTTTGAAATTAAAGATGGAGAAACTTTTCTTAAATCTTTTAATAATAAGCCTTCTTTTAATGTTCAGTGTGTAGAAGTTGGGGTTAAACATCCAGTAAAATAATAAGATAATCATGATACAGATTAGAAGATTACTCACATTGTTGCTGCTAGTCCTGGCTATAGGATTGGCAGCTAATGCTCAGACTTATACTCGCAGTGGCAATACATTCATTTCTTCTACAGGGGGAGCGAGTTAAAGCTGAACCCGTTAAGACTAAATTTACTTGGAAAGATAGTAAAGGAAAAGAATATCCTGTATATATTTCTAGTAATGGTTCTTGTTTTGTAATAAAAGTAAGTGCTAAAACTGGAAAAGAATATAGGAATTATCTTGGTCCTGAAATCTCTCAACAAATTTGTAAAGAACTTAATATAGAATATAAAAGTAAAAGAAAATAATTATGGCGTTTTTGAGTGATAGACTTGAAGAGATACATAATTCCGATTTATCTATTCAAGAAAAGTTTAAAGAAGTTGTTAAAGAATTACATTCTAGATTTCCTAATCCTTCTGAAGATAAAGATGGTGTTAGGAAATTTCTAGATAGTATTAAATCTATAGATAATGCTTATAGATATTTTTGTAAGCAACATCCAGAATACAAACCTGATTTCTTTCGCAACCTTGTTTGCGGTGATAGAGATAATGACGATGAAGAAACTAGAGAACTTCATCGTAAATTTCGTAAAGCTTTAAATTGGTAAAGTAAATAATAATAAACTTATGATTAATCCAAAGATTTTCAATGCAGTTCTTATGGCTGCTACAAAAGAAACTAAAGATTTAGTTCTGAAAGCATTAGTTCATTATATTGGTAATAACTACGACTATAACGATAACAAAGTTGGTCATATTGTTGATATACTTGTTGACAAAAATGCCTTTATAACTCCCGATAAAGTAAACCTTAAGTGGGTTGAAACTCATCCTGAACGTCTTAAGTATAAACACGAGAAATATAATATCAAAAATATCTCTGTTGCTTCTGTGGATAATATTGATTGTACTGTTCGTATTAACTTTGAATATCTAGAGAAAGTCAATGAAGATAGAGGAGATGTGTCTTATACTCCTTCTTATTCTGATATTAGTTTCATCGACTATCCCGAAATCTTAAAGTAGGTTAAATATCTGCAAATTCTTCTTCTATATCAGTATTATTTATTATATTTGTACCCGTACATTATATTAAATTATATCGGTATGGAAGAAGAATATATTGCTGAAATGGATGTTGAAACAGTTAATCAAGACTTCGATGATATAGACCTTTATGGTACTAAGATGATTGAAGACGATGACGATTGTGATATAGAATTTGAATAACTCTTAGGAGGAGTACCAAATGTGTTAAGAGTTGTTCCCGTGGCACTGCTAATATCGCCAATATTAAATCTCCTCCATCTGGACTTGTAGCTCAATAGGATAGAGCAACAGCCTTCTAAGCTGTAGGTTAAGAGTTCGATTCTCTTCAAGTTCACGTTAGTAGTAATGAAAGTGAAGCACGCCAACTTGGTCTTAGTTGTAAATGTCGTCACCGATACGAGTAATTACTACTTTTACTTGCTCTCATCATCTAATGGTTAGGATACAAGATTTTCATTCTTGGCATACGAGTTCGATTCTCGTTGAGAGTACAATTAAGAAAAGTCCTGTGACAACAGGCATGATTATTAATTTAAAACGTTTTAAAATTATGGCAAAAAATGCTAAAGAGCTTAGTCAAGTTAAAGCTCGTCAAACAAAACTTGGCAAAAAGAACAGTGATGAACTTATCCAAATTATTCTTAAGAAGGATAAAGTTGAACGTAATCTGAATAATCAGATTAAATCTCTTAAAGGCGAAGTTAATGCACTTTCTACAAGAGTTAACAATTTTGATGAAGATATGGAAGGAACATATCAGACTGTTGAAACTCTTAAAGATAAAGTTAAGACTCTTAATGAAAAGAATGATGCTCTTACTTTGGAAGTTAAAGATGCTCGTTCTCTCTACGAAGAAGAGAATAAAAAAGCTATAACTTTTAAGAAAAAGGCTGGTATGTGGAAAGTTGCTACTTATGTTATGACTACTATTGCGATTGTTGCTATTATTGTTGCAATTTTTTAACCAATATAGTTGTAAAATTAATACAGTTATTGAAGATGATGGCACTCTTGCTCGTGAGAGTAGGAGTGCTTTTTAATTTAAATTTGATTATTATGGCTAAAATATATACAAATGATAAGAACTTTCTCATTATTGAGATGAATGGTGCAGAAGCATCTAACCTTGGTTTTGGTATGGAAATTACAGGTTATCTTAATTCTATAGTATGTGGAAGTTGTAATACATCTATAGAACATAAAGACATTTATTACATTGCAGGGATAAATGAAGTTATGTGTAAAGATTGTGCTGACGATTATATCAAGAATATGAGTCATTATACTGATATTGATAGTCTTAAATATGAGATTAATCATTTTAATATTATTGCTCAAAAACTTGGTATGTCTGAAAAGGCATCTTTCACCGTCGATAATAAGATAGTTATAACTGCATAAAATCCTCTATTTAGTGCCTACTTTGGCTTATATTAGTTTCAAACACCTTTGCTGATTTACTAATAAGCTGAATAAATAGGCAGTCTGAAATCGAATTTCAATATCTACAATATATTAAACTTAGATAATATGCCTGAGAATATAACTCTATATGTTGCTCTTCCTTGGCCTGAGTATCAAGATTATATGGCTGAAGATTGGTTTAGAGAAGAATCTTATTATGATGTGAATAAAGATACATATTTAATTCCTAAAGAAAGATATGATAAAACCTGATATTATTGTAAAAAGAAATAACAAAGAATATGTTGGTTTATCTTTTCCTGATTATAATATTTTTATAGATGAACCTTGGTTTAAATCAGAAGCAATATATGTTTCTAAAAGTAATGTTTTAATTCCTAAACATAGATACGATGCAAGTATACAAAATCGAGCCTACTTATAGTTATTCTTATGGCTGTGCACTAATCGCAGCTAATAGCGAAGAAGAAGCAATTTCTATTTATAGAAATAGTAGTGATTATAATGATTATATTTATAAACAATATGACTGTACATGCATTATTGTTTACAAACTAACATACGATTGTGTTGAGCCTACTGTTATTCTTGATACAATTGGAGCTGAATAAACTGGTATTGCCCTATGGTGTAATTGGCAACACATCAGGTTTTGGTCCTGAAATTACAAGTTCGAGTCTTGTTAGGGTAACAAATAAGTTATAATTATGGATAGAAAAGAATTTTTAAATAAACTTGCTGAACTTAATCAGCAAATAAGAATGCTTAAAGATGATTATATTACTAGTAATAATTGTATTCCTCCTGGAAGTTATGTAATTGTTACTTGTGAAGGAAAAGAAACTAGAGCGTATCTTAAAGAATATAAAATAGTTGATGGTTATATTAAACCTATATTCAATTATTGTACTAAATCTGGAAAAAGAGGTACGTCTTATCAAGCTCTTCCTGAATTTCCTGGTAATATAACTATTAGATTAGCTTAGATTATATTCACAATTTCCTCTACGGGGGAACTTATAAACTTAATATTAACTTAATTTGTTGTAAAATGGCAAAACATGATGAAAACAAAGATTTAAGAAGTTTTAGTCGTATTGGCAAAGTTAGTCTAGGAGACAAAACTCTTCGTGCTTCAAAGAATACTACTATTGGTATTCATATGTGGGGCAAAATTGATTTTCTTACACATTATTGTGGTTGGCATCTTATTTGGGATAATAGTGCTGGAGTTGGAATAACTAAATCTGATGATAATTCTAATTCTGCTCGTGCTAGTAAGAAAGCTAAGAAAGAACCTAAACTTACTGATAAAACAAAGAAATCTAAAAAGAAGTAGTTATGGGTTTACTTAAACTAATGCCGTTCAAAGTAGCGGTTCCTAAGCCTAAACGTAATAAAACTTCTGATGGTATTAAACGTACTACTAATAAGATTGTAAAAGGTAAAGTCTTTCAAGATGAAGATGGAACTTATAAAGTAGCAATAGATATGCGAAATGATAGTGTTAATCCTGATTTACTTGTTTTAGATTTTACCGAACGTTCTTATAATTTAACTGGTAAAATTAATGTATTTAGTAGAACAGTTGATGATAAAGGTAGACGTACCAGATTTGTAAGAAATCTTACAAATGCCAAATTTATGCCAGGTCTTCCTGAACAATATATTCCTTTTGCTCCTAATTGGATTGTAAGAGGTTATATTGTTATAGACAATGGTATTAAGAAGTTTGATTTCAAAAGTCTTGTTGGTATAGATGGTTATACAATAGATGTTTTAAATCCTGAAGACGATTAAATTATTATGAATATAATCCCTATAAATCCAGCAAATACTAATAGAGCAAATACTAGTAGTTTTACAAACGACCAAAAAATAGCTTATGATAAACTTATAGAGTTTATCGATAGCCCTTTTGACCCAAAAGACTATAAAAGAGCTTTAACTGGTGCTGCAGGTACTGGCAAAACTTATCTTGTTAAAGCATTAATTCTTAATAGTGCTACATCTTATTCATTGATTGGTCTTGCTGCGCCTACTCATAAAGCTTGTAGAGTACTAGGAGAAAGTATTCATATTCCAGGTATCAAAGCCAATACTCTCCAATCTGATTTAGGTCTTCGTCTTAACTTTGATGTTGAAAAGTTTGATTTAAACAATCCTCCTTTTGACCCAAAAGGCAAAATTAAGATTGGAAATTATAGACTTTATATTGTTGATGAAGCTTCTATGATAAATAGAGGTCTTTGTACTTTTCTCGAAAGAACTTGTATTACTAATAAATGTAAAATTATTTATATTGGTGATAGTTCTCAATTAGCTCCTGTTAATGAGAAATATAGTTCTGCCTTTAAAGGTACTAAGACTTTTGCTCTAAAAGAAATTGTACGTCAAGGCGAAGATAATCCTGTAAGTTATCTGCTTGAACTTCTTCGTTATGATATTGAGCATAAGAGTTATAACTTCTTAACTCATATTCAACGATTCAGAGAAAAATTTAATGCAGATTATACTAAAGGATATGCAGTTTGCACTCCTGAAGAGTTTGATAAAATAGTTTATAATAACTTTAATGATGAAGAACTTACTCGTAATGTAGATTACGCTAAAGTTATAGCATATACTAATATGGCTGTTTCTAAATGGAATAAGTTTATTAGAAATGCAATTATAGCCGATAGTGATGTATCTGTACTTACGAAAAATGACTTAATCATTAGTTATACAACTATTGTAAATCAATTTAATGATTGTATTATTAAGAATTCTGAAGAATACATTATCAAAGATATAGCAAATTCTGTTCATCCAACATATGGATTGAAAGGTTTTGTTGTAAGATTTCAAGCTATTCACGGAGGTGATATATCTACTTCATTATTTGTTATTGACCATAGTGATAGATTTACTATTGAGAAATATCTTCAAATTTCACAAACTATGATTGATGCTGCTAAATCAGCAAGGTCTACGCTTAAAGCACAAAAATGGAGAGATTATTATGCTTTTAAAGAAGCCTGCTTACTTCTTACTAATATTATTAATCCTATGAATGGGGCTATAATGTTTAGTAGAGATTTAGATTATGGTTTTTCTTTGACTTCTCATAAGAGTCAGGGTAGTACTTTTGATACTTCTCTAGTTGATGTTAATGATATTGTTTTCGATAGAAATGGATATCCTTATTCTGATGCTGAGGAGGTTAATCGTAGACTATATGTGGCTTGTTCTCGCTGTAAAAATAAACTTTATCTTAAATTTGGAAAATAAACTATGTGTCAGATAGATGTCAAACCTGAATATACAGGACAATTAAAGAAATGTGAATGTTGTGGTAAAGAACTTCCTCTTAGTCATTTTCAGAAATATGCTAGTGGCTATCGCAAGATATGTAATGATTGCAGAAGAAGAGAATCTGGAGCAACAGAAAAATTTAAAGACTTTAGTAGTAGAGAACTTATAGATGAGCTTAAAGCTCGTGGTTATGAGGGACAACTTACAAAGAAAGTAGTAGAAACTATTAAATTATAATATTATGCAAATAGAAGGAACATATTTAGACCCAAAAGTTAATCATAAGGATAAAGATTATGATAGGGCTGAAAGATATAAAAATAAAATAACAAGTCTTTTACATATAAATTGGAGATTTCATCGTTCTCAATTTACCAAAAAGTTTGCTGATAATCATCAGAAGATGTCTTAAGTTTATCATTATAATCAAGATATGATTAAATCTCTAGGAATGGATGTTGAAATCTTCGTAAATCTCTTTAGTGTTACTTTTGTGGATTTACAGGATTATATGAAAACATTTTCAGATTGTGTTGATGCTAAAGGTAAACCTGTAGCATTACCAGAGAAACTTTCTGTAGCTGAGATTAAGTCTCGTCTTGATAAAGTTAAAAGTAAAATCTTTTGGATTA